CGCAGAATCCACCCAAAAAACCTAGGCAAACCCTTATATCGTAACTCTGCACAGCATTTGATCAGTATTCAGGCTCGAGGTTCAGGTAAATCCTACTCCTCATCAGGTATTGCCGCCCATAACTTTCTTTTTGATGGTGCTACTGACTATGATGACTATCTAGAACGTAAAAAAGTTAAGCAATTTCTAGCATCTGATACTATCATTGGGGCGATTGATACTAAGTATACCGTGCCGCTAATGAAGAAGATTCAAACTGCCTTAACACTTTTGCCAGGTAGCTTTGAAATGGGAGACGATAAATACCCTTCACCACTAGCTACTACTTATACGGGTTCTCTAATGCCTAACCGAGAAGGTACAACAGGTACAGGATCTGTATTACGCCACCGATCTTTTAAAGATAACCCACTTGCAGCTAACGGTACTCGTCCCAACCTGTGTATTCTCGATGAGGTAGGTTTCATGTACAACCTTAAAGAATCTTGGGGTGCTATTGAAGCAACACAAGCATCAAAAGCCAAGAAAAGCTTAGTTATCTGGGCTTTAGGAACAGGCGGTCTTGTATCTGGTAGAGCAGCACTCTATGCAGAGTCCGTATTTCGTAATCCTCAAGATTATAACTGTTTAATCTTTGAGGATATCTTTGAAAACCGTGGCAACATAGGTTATTTTGTACCATACAGACTCACTCTTAATGAGTTTAAAAAAACAGAAGACTACATCACAGATTTAGATCTAGCTAAACTATACATTGAAGACAAACGTACTACGGCTAAAAAATCACCAGACCCTACTGTATATCAAACAGAAATCATCAACGGTCCTGAAGTACCATCCGAGGCTTTCTTGGTACTCGAAGGCGCTTTCTTTCCTACCTTACTACTCAAAGAACAACTTGCTGAAGTAGAGGGCGGTAAATATAAAAAATACCAAGAGGCTAGCTTTAAAGGACACATCAGTTTTAATACTAAAAACGAACCAGAGTTTTACACAGAGCAAGATGCTACTCCTATTAGAAAATATCCACTCAGTAAAAATGATGACAAGCGGGGCTGTATAGAAATCTGGGTTAAGCCACAAAGAAATCCTGATGGGATTATACCTCGTGGTACCTACATAGCAGGAATTGACGTTGTTGATAAAGATAAGTCAACCACAGACTCTCTCCCTTGTATACTAATAATGAATAGACTTACTAGACAAATAGTAGCAGAGTACACAGGCCGTACAGGTGAGGCTAAGGACTTCTACGAAACATGTCGTAAGTTATTATTATACTACAACGCTGTGGGTATGTATGAGAAAAACCTCATCGGGCTTTATAATTATTTTGACCAGATGAAATGTACGTATCTTTTAGCAGAGACTCCTTATCAGTTACGATCTACAGATACTTATAAAGCAGGTACTAACACATCTAAAGGTATTAACGCATCTGGTGCTATTAACTCAGAAGGACGTAATATGATTAAGTCTTGGCTACAAGAAAGAATATCTACTGTGTCTGAGACTCGCGTATATGAGACAATTTATTCTTCTGGTATTATTACAGAGTTAATTATGTGGAACCCTGATGGAAACTTTGATAGAGTTTCTGCGTTAATTATGTTAATGTGGTTAGATTCTACTATGTATAAAGAAGTAACTCAACGCGTAGAAGAAGTAAAAACTTTCTTAGATGATCCCTACTTTGAAAAAATGGGTGTAATAAAAAAGAAAATACCTACTACATTTGATTCAAATTTTTATTCATAGATTTGTATCTTAGTTAAAAAATTATTATGAGCGCACCTGTAAAGATTCAAGGATATATCAGTTTCCCTCGTCAGAAACTGTCTGACAAAGAAAAGACCGATTACTGGTATAAGAAAAACATGGACTTTGCAGAGCACTTGCTCACCTCTGATGTTAATCTACGTTCTAACTTTAAGAACAAAAAGACTAATTATAATCTTAGAGCTAATATAATCAATACTAAAGATTTTGAAAAGTTTATTAACCCTGATAATCTAGATCTAGAATCTTTACCTGCTAGCTTTCAACATATCGGCATTGAGAATACTAAGATTAATTTACTACTCGGCGAATACTCCCAACGACGTAAAGAGTTTAAAGCTTATATCTCTTCTAATGATTCTGAAGCTATCGGCCGTAAAGAAATGGGTCTTATGGATGAACTCAAAAAGATCACTAGCGAAATGATCATGAGTACATCGCTTACAGAAGAAGAGATTCAAAAAAGACTAAAACAATTTGAGCACTATCGCAAGTATGAGTATCAAGATATTGCAGAAACAGTAGCTAACAAGATTCTCAAGAAAGAATACAAAGAAGGTGACTTTGATTTTACTTTCCTTAAAACTTTTGAAGACTTATTAGTTGGAGGCGAAGAAATTATGTATTGTGGAGTACTAGGCGGTAATCCTGTTATGCGTCGAGTAAACCCAATGAACCTTTATACTATGGGAGGCAACTCAATGTATATTGAGGATGCTGACATTATTGTAGAGTATGGCTACAAATCTATTGGCCAAGTAATTGATGATTATTGGGATACACTAGAACCTGCTGATATTGATTTCTTAGAAAACGGTAAAGTAGATGCGTCACTTGGAACAGGTGGCGGTATTGGTCTCAATCGTGATATCTCAGTGTATGATTACTACGGAGAACAAGGAGCAATGAATATATTCCATCCTAATGAGATGGGAACACGAACATTTGCAGGTGCTTTTGATACATATGGTAATGTCCGTGTATTAAAAGTATGCTGGAGATCACGTCGTAAAATTGGAGAATTAACATATTTTGATGAAGATGGACAAGAACAAAAAGACTATGTTCCTGAAGACTATCGACCTAAAAAAGAATTAGGAGAGACTGTTAAGTGGATCTGGGTCAATGAGTGGATGGAAGGTACAAAAATTGCCGACCATATTTATACACTTATGCGTCCTGTACCTTATGCATCAAAATCATTAGTAAACAAATCTAAAGGCACCCCTCCGTATGTAGGGTCTGTTAACTCTACCAATGATTACAAAGTCCAATCTCTCATGGACGTGATGAAGCCTCTTGCTTATTCTTATGACATCGCCTACTACAAGCGCGAACTAGAGATCGCTACATACAAGGGGTCCTTTACTGCTATTAACTCTTCTCTTATTCCTTCAGGTTGGGATCCTAAAGAGTGGATGCGCTATGTGACTATTAATAAATTTGCATGGTTGGATCCTACTAACGAAATTCTCAAAGGCCCATCACAGGGTAAATCTGCTGGCGCATTTAACCAGTTAACTGCTCAACAAATTCAGATGGGCGACCCTAATGCCATCGGCATGTACACTAACCTACTGCTTGACATTGAGAACACGCTTGGAAAATTAGCAGGTGTATCAGGTGCGCGTGAAGGACAAGTACAAGAGCGTGCGGCAGTATCTAATGTTAACCAAGAAGTTACACAGATATCACATATTACTGAAAAGTGGTTTGCTATTGATGCTAACTTCCGTAAAAGAGTACTTACTAAGTTTTTAGAGTGCTGTAAGTTTGCTTACAAATCTAATCCTAAAAAGGGACAGTTCCTACTCGACGATATGGGTCAAGAGTTTGTTACACAATTTGATGAATTTGTTTCTACAGATTATGATCTACACGTATCTAACTCTACCAACGATACTAAACTTTACGAAGATTTGCGCGCACTTTCTCAAGCTGCTATTCAAAACGGTCAAGCTACTATCTCCGATCTTATTGCTATTTCTCAATCTGAATCTGTACAAGACATTGCTCGCCGTCTTCAAGATTCTGCTGAACGTATTAAGGAGGAAACTAACAAAATGGAAGAAGCCAAACTTAAACAAGCACAAGAAGCAGCACAAATGGACAACCAGGCTAAGCAAGCACTTCTTGACTTTGAAGTTAAACGTCATAATGATGTTGTTAACATTGAACGCGAAAAAATGGCAACTAACTTAGAGATTGCTAAGATTAAAGAAATAGGTGCTGATGTTCGTGATGCTAGAGCTAATGGTTTAGAGCAAGATCGCGTAGATACTGATAAAAACGGTATTGATGATTATATAGACATACGCCGTACAGATATCGATGAAAATTACAAGATTAATCAGATTCGTTTAAAAGAAGAAGAACTTGCAGAAAAGACTCGTGCTAATCTTGTAGCAGAAGAACTTAAAGCAAAAGAACTCAACATTAAAAAGACTCAAAGCACACAGAGTAAATAAAAAGCTATAGGGCCATAGAAGCTCTCATAAAGATTCTAGGCCCTATTTATAAAAATAATTTTAATATTGTAACCAATTAACGACAGCAAAATGGAGAATAATGAATTATTTGAAGGGCTACAGATAATGTCGCCTGAAGAATTAAACAAGGCTGTAGACAGTCAAACAAAAGGAGAAGAAGATACTAATGCAGGTCAAGCAACGGAAAATAATGAACCTGCAACATTATTTACACCAGTAACAACTGAAACAGGAGAAGGTGCTGGCGAAAATAAAGTAGTACCAGATAAACCTGACACTACTGAAACTATTACTAAAAACGAAGCAGTATACAAAGCTCTGATGAAAGAGTTAGTTACTGCAGGAGTTCTAACAGTAGAAGAGGTAGAAAAGTTAGATGAGTTACCAGGTACTCTAGATACAATTAAAGAATTAGTTTCTAAAACAGTTGAAACTGGAGTTAAACAAACTCAAGAAAACTGGAAAAGAAATTTAGACCCTACTAAAAAGCGTTTTTTAGAAATAGAAGATGCTTTTGATGCTACGGACCAAGCAATATTAATGGCCCAACGATTAGAGTTCTTTGATACAGTAGATGCAGAAGCAGTAAAATCAGATGTAAATCTTCAAAAACAGATTTACTATGAGCTTTTAAAATCTAAAAACTTTAGTGATCAAGATGCGGTAGAAGCTATTAATGATGCTGAGCAAATGAACAAGTTACAAGAAAAGTCTTTAAAAGCAATTCCTGAACTTCGTCAACAAGCTAATCAAGTAGTAGAAAGTGCGCGTCTTGAAAAAGAAACTAAAACAAAAGCTGAGCAAGAAGCGCAGACTAAAATGTTTGATAGTCTTGTACAAAACATTGAATCTCGTGATGCTTTTATTGATGGTTTAAATCTTAATAAGGTTGCCAAAGATAAACTTAAAGCCAATATTATGAATCCTGTACATAAGGATCCAGAAACAGGTGTAGAGTACAACAGCTTGATGTATAAACAAAAACGCAACCCTGTTGAGTTTGAAATGTTGATTAATTACTATGATACAATAGGTTTATTCAACTTAGATAAAGAAGGTAAGTTTAAACCTGATATCTCTAAACTTAAAACAGTTGCAAAAACAGCAGCAATCAACGAACTTGATAAAGTTATTGCAGCTGAAGAACAACGTGGTGTAGGACGTAACACTTCTGTAGAAACTTCACAGAAAACACAGGGTCTACTTTCTATGCTTGAGAATGCTTTTAATAAGAAATAACACAATTCGTCTAATAAATAAAAACAAAAAACAATGGCTCAATTACTTCCACTACAACGGTATGAGGCTAAAGATTACAACGGGTTAGTGACTGATAATCACTTCTACTCTTTGTATCAGCAAAAACCGCAGTTGATTAGTAATGTAATCAAAGAGATTTACAAAACTAATCTTCAAGGTAAATTACGTGAATTCGTTGATCGTTTCCCTGTTAAAGAGGTTGAACAAGAAAACGGATTCTACAACTGGATGTTGCAAGGTCAACACGACAAAAACTTGCCTCTAGTTGATGCAGAAACAATTAACGGTTTGTCTATCTCTGCTGGTACATTCCCAGCTAACGTAGGTTCAAACGGTGAGCGTTTCTACTTAATCTTTGACGAACCACTTTTCGAAGAAACTAACGTTCTTCGTGGTGAAGTAGACGATTACCATCTTTTGGTAAAACGTGCTATGGATGCTGGTTCTCGTTACAAGTTTGAAGTTGAATTAGTAACTGACAACGCTAACAAAACTATTCCTTCTGAGGAATTGGCTATTGGTACACGTTGGTCTAAGTTCTACTCTCTTTCTCCTTCAACACTTTCTTACCAAGGTGCTAAGCCTTATTTCACTTCTCCTTGGAGAATGGAAAACCGTCCTTCTACACTTCGTATGGAGTATGAAGTAGCAGGTAACACAATCAACAAAGGTAAAAACGAACCACTTGAGTTCGGTTTTAACTACAAAGGACAAACTGAGTCTATTTGGATTAACTACCAAGATTTGGTAGCTCACCACCAAGCAGAAGAAATGTTTGCTCGTATGTTGATGTACGGTAAGAAAAACTGGACTTCTGATCACAAGTACTTGAACAAAGACGATAAGACTAAATATGCTATCGAATCTGGTGCAGGTTTCTTTGATCAAATCGCTCCTTCAAACGTACACTACTATAACACTTATGACCTTGATTGGCATTTAGAGTTGTTGTTGGATATGGGTGTTGGTAAACTTGAGCGTGGCAAACGTACTATCCACTTGTTAACAGGTGAATTTGGTGCAATTGAAATCTCTAAGCAAATCAATGCTAAATCTGGTAGCGGTAAATTTACAGTTATCTCTGACAAATTCCTTACATCTAACACTAACCCAGGTAACCTTGGTGGTAAAAACACTAAAGGTCTCATGGAGCCACAGTGGAACGTGTACGAGTGGTATAACGGAGTTACTATCATGGTTGAAATCGTTGATTTCTTCGATGATGACGTATACTTCCCACAACGTCACCCAGATGGAAAAGGTATTGTTGAGTCTCACCGTATCTTAGCTCTTGACTATGGTGATAACGCTGGTATCTACCGCGTTAAACCAAAAGGAGTTCCAGATTACAACTGGGCATACATCCCTGGTATGCGTGATCCGTTCTCACCTGCAGGTAAAGGTTCACCAAAAATGGTAGCTTCCCGTGTAGATGGTTACGAAGTACACATCCAAAAATGGGGTGGCTTGATGATCGAAGATCCAACTAAAGTAATTGATTTACGTTTAGTTGTTGAAAGATAATAACTACCTACTATAGAAAGGGGGTCTCCTTGGGAGTTGAACGCCTCAAGGACCCCCCTTTTTTTAAAGAGAATTAAATAATAAGACAGCAAAAATGGAGACAGCAACAAAAGACAAAGTAGTATACGGCTCATTCTTACAGAATCGTATTGTATCAATTAAGCCAGTAGAATCATCGGGCAAATGGAGTAACCTACTAGTACAAGGACAAGAGCGTCTAAAAGACCCGTTCATGTACAACAAAACAAAACGAAGCTACCAAGTGCCTCTTAACAGCGAGACACGCGGAGGTGGAGTAAAAGTAGTTCTTGATGATATCACACGTGTGAAGATTCAGAAATACATGGAGTCTCATCCAAACGGGATGACTCAAAAAGAGTTCTTTGAAAAAGAATTAGGTGTAGATTTAAATCCTACACTTCCAGTAGAGAAAAACTTCTGGAGAAGTGATCGTAGAGGACGTGTTATTCTTACAAAAGAAGGAACAACATTAAATCTTAATCTACCATTAGATATGTTAAAATATCTAATCTTAATCTCTAACAAAATGTTAGTTTCTCCTTCTTATGAAGAAAGAGTAAACAAAGCAACGTATGAGTTTATGATTGTAGACGAAAATAAAATCACTTCTAAGAAACTTGAAGAAGCAGATCTTAAAGCTCAAGCGTATGTTAAATACGCAGAGGTTACAAACAGTAAGGCTGCAACTATTGGATTTATCAAATCTCTTGGCCGAACAATTCCTGCTACTGCTACTGAAGAGTGGCTCAAGTCAGAAGTTGCAAATATTGTGGAATCTAATCCTAAATATTTCCTAGAGATTGTGACACATCCACAATATAATGAGCGTATCTTTGTACAAGAAGCTGTTGAAGCTGGTGCAATTATCCGCAAAGGTGAGAAGCGATATACTCTAGATAATGGTGCTGAGTTAGGTGACTTAACTGATGTTATTAACTACCTACTTAATCCAGATAACCAAGAGGTAAAACTTCGAGTTAAAGCAAAAATTGAATTATCAAAACGTAAATAACAATGACGGCAAATGACATGGCCAATGAATTAGAATTAAAGCTTGATCGCTCAGACAGCTTTGGTTCTCCTGGTTACGAAGATTTTGAATTATCTTCTGTACTAACTGAGGCCGTTAATTTTTATGTCAAGAAATTTTACGATGAGGTAAATAATCGCAAAGCAAAAGGCTTTGAAGAAATTGAAATAAGAAATCAGGGATTAGCAGCGTTAGTTAAAGACGCTGCTTCACTCCCAATTTCGGCTTCCCAAGTAGGAGTTATATCAAACAACCTACTTCAAGGAAAGTTCTTTGATTTACCGACCGACCATATGTACACTATTTTTGAAGAGTGTACAATTAATAAAACGGAGTGTGGAACTACAGATCCTATTTACGCATATGTAATTACAGTAGCACACAATGAGATCCAACGTTTTAATTGGAGTAAATACAAAAAACCGTTTTATAAATCTTATGGTGATGGTAGAGTATGGCGTCTAGAATATAGCAGACAAACATCGGGCATCGATCCGCTACAACCTGCAACTGCTAAACGTCATGAGCTACTAACGGATGGAACTTTTGATATCGTTGATTATCATATGCGATATCTCAAAAATCCATCAGACATTGT